GTGATATAGCTGATGATCCTGCACAACACAAACAAAGTCACGTGTTGTATCTCACAGATGCAGGAGAGTGGACAGGTAATCTAGTTGCATTACCAAATAACAGAGTTAGAGCAACAAGTCCTGCTTTATGGCGAACAGGTGAAGGTCCTCCAGACTTTGCACCATCCCAATGGACACACTCTGCTGAACAGCATGAAAGTTATTTAGATCCACACGTAACATTTAATAATCTTTATCAGGAGAATGACTAATGGGTTGTGATGTTTGTGAAGGCGACTGCAGATGTGGGGATGATGATTTAATTCCTGATAAAATGGCATATCAAATAAACAAAAGGAGAATGGCTTGGGTTTTAATTATTCTTATGGGTATTACGACTATACTGACTTTAGCTTTCCCAGACAGGCTATCAGAAGCAGAGAGTATCCTCATGACACAATATATAAGTATGTGTGGCTTAGTAGGGGCATATTTTGGTTTTAGTGCAATTAGTGGGAAAAGATAATGGAAACATTTATAGATAGATTACGTGTAGAATTAGAGATTGATGAAGGTAGAGTGGAGTCTATTTATCTTGATCATTTAAATTTACCCACGTTTGGAATTGGACATTTAATTAAAGATAATGACCCAGAATATGGACAACCTGTTGGAACACCAGTATCTTCACAAAGAGTCGTTGAGTGTTTTGAACAAGACATACGCATAACAATTATGGACTGCAAAAAAATATTTGATGATTGGGATGCTATGAAAGAAGAAGTAAAGTTAATCATGGCAAATATGATGTATAATCTCGGATATCCAAGATTTTCTAAATTTAAATTAATGATACAAGCTGTAAGAGATGGCGACCACATCGAAGCCGCAAACCAGATGAAACAGAGTAGATGGTACAACCAAGTAACAAACAGAGCCGAAAGACTGATAAGCCGAATGAAAGGTGTAGATTTACAGAACTAGAACTTATCAAACAACAAGACAGGGAGAGACATAAGCTAGCCTTGTCTCAATACTTCAAACCTAGAGACAAGAAATTTAAAGGATATAAACATGCTTGACCCTATTACGTTATCTGCTGCAGTCAGTGGAGCAACGGCCGCATATAATGGTATAAAGAAAGCCATTATGATGGGTCGTGAGATTGAAGATTTAGGATCACAACTATCCACATGGATGTCTGCTGTAAGTGATGTAGATAACATTCACAAAAATGCAAACAGCCCTTCAACGTTTGATAAACTATTTAATGGATCAATAGAGCAAGTTGCAATGGAGTCTTATGCAAGTAAGAAGAAACTCCAAAAACAAAGAGAAGAACTTAAAAATTTTTTAATAGCTAACTACGGCTTACAAGCGTGGGATGATTTAATAAAAGAAGAAGGTCGTATTAGGCGAAGTAGAAGGGAAGCCGTGTATGCTAGAGAAGAAAGAAACAGACAGATACGAGACTATACCATCATAGGCATCGCATCACTCATAGGATGTGGATCAATAGGATGGATGATATGGATAATAAGTCTTTCCGTCTAGCATTACTTGCACTAGCTGTTCTTTTTTACCTTTTGTTAGGGATAAGTGAAGCAAGAGGTGAAACAACAACTTGTAGATTAGCAAGTCAAATACTAGGGAACAAACAACGTGTATGCGTATTTATTGGAGCAAATAATACTCAATATAGAGAATATCTTCCATATGATGCAGGAGAGTGTCCAAGAGAGTATCAATGCCCCTATAGACCAAATGAAGAACCTTTTGATATAAAGAGCGTGGTAAAGAGCATAAAAGACCAATTCAGACGATAAAGGTTGCATTTTATTTCGTATACATATATACTAGAATATGAAACAGTTGTGTAAAGAAGCGTTTGAGTTTGCTATGAAAAAAGCAACTACTGACCAACAAAAAGATCAAATTATAAAAAACTTTAAAGAAGTTTACAAATTAATTTATAAATTAGAGAAACAAGATGGCAAGCACGTATCTAACACTCGTCAATAATGTGTTAAGAGATGTTAACGAAGTTGAATTAACCAGTTCTAATTTTGGTAATTCAAGAGGTATACAAACATCTGTAAAAGATTTTGTAAACAGATCTATATCTGATATAATTAATTCAGAACTTAACTGGCCCTTTACAAGAGCAGAGGGTTCATTAGATCTTACATCTGGAAAACAGTTATACGCATTTGCAACTGTAGCATCAACTTTAAAATACCTTGATTATGATACTGTGTTTTTGCAACCAAAAGATTACATTACAAATGGTGATTATGAAATTTCTGGGTCAGCATCTATAACTGGTTGGACAACTGTATCAGGAACTCCTGCTGCAAGTTCTAAATTTGGTAACACGTTAAAATTAACAAGTGCATCAGTTACACAAGAAATATCAGATTTAATTGTAGGTAAAACATATGAAGTTATAGTTAAGCTTACAGGAGCAACTATAACAGCAACTATTGGAACATCATCTGGGGGTTCACAAACTAAATCGCAAACTATAACTATAAATAATGCAAACGAGTCTTCATATACTAGTTTTACTTTTGATGCTACAGCAGTAACACATTTTGTTACATTAGCAGAGGGTTCAGGATCTAATGCATTTATAGGATTTATAAGTCTTACAGAAAACGATGTAAACCCAAAAAGGTTGCGATATTTAACTTATGAAGAGTGGAATGATAATTTTAGAGAAATAGATTCTGCATCGTCTACAGATAAATTAGGTGAGCCTGAGTATGTATACACTACGTACAATGATGAGATAGGATTTAGTCCAATACCCGATAGTGACAACTTATCTATAAAGTTTGACTACTATACTACACATACAGATTTATCTAGTGCTACAGATACTTCTATTATACCTGCCAGATTTGAACCAGTAATAATTGCACGTGCAAGATATTATGCTTTTATGTTGCGTTCCGATTTACAAAACGCACAGTTTGCAAACAAAGAATATCAAGATGGTGTTAAGAGAATGAGAGTTGAACTCATTAACAGAAAAAATTATGTGAGGGCTGTGTAGATGCCTGACTTGTCTCAAACACAACCATTTGCATTTACTTGTGAAGGTGGACTTGTTAAAAGTAGATCTACATTTATTATGAAACCCGGACAGGCGTTAGAGCTATTAAACTTTGAACCTGATATAAAAGGGGGATATAGAAGAATAAATGGTTTTAGAAAACATATAAATCATATTGTGCCACAAACATCAGCTAGCACTGAAAAAATTTTAATGGTAGCTTTTTTTAATGATAACATATTAGCTGCACGTGGAGAAAAAATATTTAGTTCAGCATCAACTGAATTATCTTTAAAAATTTTACAAGCAACTGGAATGACAGGATCTGGAACTATAACAGTTGACAGCACATCAGGGTTTAGTTCTAGTGGTACATTACAAATTAATTCTGAGATATTTACGTATACAGGCAAAACAAGCACAACGTTTACAGGAGTAACACGAGCAACAAGTTCAACATCTGCTGCGGCACATGCTGTAGATGATGCAGTGTCTGAAAGTTGGACAGAAAGAGATACTGGTAGAACAAACGCTAGTAAATATTCATTTGAAAGATATAACTTTGATGGTAATGAAAAGATAATTGTTGTTGATGGAGTAAACGACCCAACAGTTTTTAATACATCTTTTTCTGCAACAGATGTTACAGAGTCAAGTGTAGAAGGTGCTAAGTTTGTAACTGCATTTAAAAATCACATGTTTTATGCAGGAATGGCAAGTACACCACAAGAATTAGTATTTAGTGTTCCATTTGATGAAGATGCATTTAACAGTGGTAGTGGTGGAGGTAGTATTAAAGTTGATGATACTATTGTAGGAATGAAAGCTTTCCGTGGTGACTTATTTGTATTTTGTGAAAACAGAATATTTAAACTATCAGGAACTTCATCTAGTGATTTTGCGATAACACCTGTAACAAGAAACATTGGTTGTGTAAATGGAGATACTATACAGGAATTTGCAGGTGACTTAATATTCTTAGGACCTGATGGATTACGTACAGTTGCAGGTACAGCAAGAATTGGTGACGTTGAACTTGGAACTATTAGTGCAAATGTACAATCTATTTTTGATGATAATCTTGTTGATTCTGCTTTGTTTGAGTCCATTGTTATACCTGATAAGACACAATACAGAATATTCTTTTCTAAAACAGGAACATCTGAAGATAGCACAAAAGGTGTTATCTGTGTTATGAAAGGACAAACTTTTGAATTTTCTGAGTTAAGAGGTATAAAACCCTCTGCAACTGATACTTTTGTTGAAGAAGGTAATGTGTTAGTTTTACATGGGGGATTTGATGGGTACATACATAGACAAGAAAAAGGTGATGACTTTGATGGAACATCCATATCAGGTCGATATAGAAGTCCTGACTTAACATTTAATGATCCGGGCATACGAAAACACATGCAACGTGTTATATTAAATTATGAACCAGAGTCAGCTATTAACGCTGATATGTTTGTGCGATATGATTATGAAGATAAAAATTCAGCAAGACCTGCTGCATATCCACTTGATTCTACAGATGTGGTTGCAATATATGGAACATCAGTATATGGCACACCAACTTATGGTGGCACATCACAGCCACTTGTAAGACAACCAGTAGAAGGTTCAGGATTTGCAGTAGCATTAAGAGTAAACGACAACGCAACAACAGCACCATATTCACTGAAAGGATTTGGTCTAGAATATCAAGTAGGGGCAAGAAGATAAATGGGAGCAACGTATACACGACAGTCATCTTATACTGACGGTGACGTAATCACAGCAGCACATACCAATGATGAGTTTGACCAACTATTAGCAGCTTTTCAAGCAAGCAGTGGACACACACATGATGGTACTGCAAACGAAGGTGGTCCTATAACTAAGTTATTGGGTAACACACTAACCTTTGGTGCAGGAACTGCAGGAACAGATATAACAATAACATTCGATGGTGAAACATCAGATGGTGTTCTCAAATGGATGGAAGATGAAGATTACTTTGAGTTTTCTGATGATATACTCGTAGCATCTACAGAAAAACTACAGTTTCGTGATACAGCGATCTATATTAATTCATCAACTGATGGACAATTAGATTTAGTTGCAGATACAGAAATACAACTTGCAGCCACAACAGTTGACTTAAATGGTAATTTGGATGTATCAGGTTCATTAACACTAGGAGGTGTTACTTTAACTTCAACAGCCACTGAGTTAAATTTATTAGATGGTGTATCTGGGTTAGTACAAGCTGACTTTACAAAACTAGCTGCTGTTGATTCAACTGCTACAGAACTTAATATAGTTGATGGTGATACGTCTATAGGAACAACTGCTGTATCTGACGGACATGGTATTGTAATGAATCATGGTGGCACTATGGCACAAACTACAGTGCAAACTTTAGCTGCCTATCTTGACGATGAAATAACTGCAATGCCAAATCTTGTTACAACAGCTGCAACAACTGTTGGTGCATTAAATAGTGGTTCAATAACAAGTGGCTTTGGTTCTATTGACAACGGTTCGTCTGCTATAACAACCACAGGCACAATCACGTATGGTAGTTTGTCTGATGGTTCAATAACTATTACAGCATTTGTAGATGAAGATAACATGGCTTCCAACAGTGCTACTCTTGTACCTACACAACAATCTGTAAAAGCTTATGTTGACACACAGTTAACTGCAGAAGATTTAGATGTAACCACCGACAGTGGCACTATCGATATTGATTTGGATAGTGAGACATTAACTATTGCAGGTGGTGAAGGTATAGACACATCAGCAACAGGAACTACTGTTACTATTGCAGGGGAAGATGCAAGTACATCTAACAAAGGTGTAGCATCATTTAGTGATACATTCTTTTCTGTATCAAGTGGTGCAGTAAGTTTAGATGCCGCACAAACAGGAATTACCTCAGTCGTAAATTCAAGTTTAGAAATTGGTAGAGACGCAGATAATAGAATTAAATTTGGAACAGACAATCAAATTATCTTTGAAGTTGATGGTGGTGATAACGTAATATTTAAAACAAGTGGTGAGATAGAAGCTACTTCATTAGATATTAGTGGTGATGCAGATATTGATGGTACATTAGAAGCAGATGCCATAACAGTTAATGGTACAGCACTTAATACAGTTATTGCAGGAGTTACAGTTACAAATGCTACAACAGCAGCAGTAGCAACAACTGTAACAATTAGTGATAATGAAAGCACAAACGAAGAAAATGCAGTTGTCTTTACGGCAGGTGGTGATGTAGATGGTGGTAATATAGGATTAGAGAGTGATGGTGATTTAACTTATAATCCTAGCACAGGAACTATATCAGCAACAATATTTAAAGGTAACATAGATGCCGTTGATGGTGACTTTGATGGTACGTTAGAAGCAGATGCCATAACATTAAATGGTAGTGCAATTACAACAACAGCAACATTATCAACAGGCATATCAAATGGTAATGTTTTTGTTGCAACAAGTGGTATAGCAGATAATGATTTTTTAAGAGTTGATGGTACAAGCATAGAAGGTAGAAGTGCTTCTGAAGTATTATCAGATATAGGTGCAACTACTGCATCAGCCGCAGCAGATGAAGCAACAGCGTTAGCCATAGCGTTAGGATAAGGAGAAAAACATGGCAAATACATTTAAAGTTATAACAAGGGATGTTTGTCCTGCAAGTTCAGGTACTCCTGAAACACTCTATACTGTGCAATCAGGCAGTACAGTAGTTGTTTTAGGTATGACACTTGCAAATGTTCACACATCACAAGTTACTGCTTCAGTAACACTTGTTAGTACAACGACACAAACATCACAAACACAAAACACTACAGCACATATTGTAAAAGATATTCCGTTGCCTGTAGGTTCAACTGTAGAGATTATGGCAGGAAACAAGATTGTGTTAAACGTAGGTGATATAATTAAAATAGATTGTTCTGTAGCTGACAAAGTATCAGCGACTATGAGTTATATGGAGATAACCTAATATGGGATATGTAGGAAATAGTCCAACAGCAAACTTTGCATCTGTAACTAAAGATGAATTTAGTGGAGATGGAAGCACGACTGCTTTTACATTGTCTAAAGCAGCGACAACCAATGGTGTTGCAGTCTTTGTAGAAAACGTAAGACAAGAACCTACAACAGCGTATGCTGTCAGTGGTACAACATTGACATTTACTGCTGCACCTGTAAGTGCTAGTGGAAATAATATCTATGTGTTACATCACAACGCACCTGCAAGTACAGCTAATCATCCTGCAGGACAAGACTTAACTGCTGTTAAGGGTACGTTTACTAGCACAGTAGATATTACAGACACCACAGATGCAAGTGATGCTACAGGTGACACAGGTGCGTTAAGAACAGAAGGTGGTGCTAGTATAGCTAAAAAATTATATGTTGGTACAGATTTAGATGTAGATGGAACAGCTAATTTAGATGTTGTAGATATAGATGGTGCTTTAACACAAGATGGTGGTAATGTTGTATTTAATGAAGCAGGTGCAGATGTAGATTTTAGAGTTGAGTCTAATGCACATGGTGGCTCAGAAACCCATGCTTTTTTTATTGATGGTGAGGATGGCGATGTAAGTTTTGGAACAGCTGATGACAGTGTTGGTGGAGAGCCAAGCAGCAATGAAGCAAAAGTTAGTATCTTAGAAGCAACTGCTAATAAATATATTTTATCAATGAGAAATGATAATAGTAGTGGTAATGGTTTATTTATGAGAGCAGGTAGTAGTTCTTCAGAAGATACTGCAAGATTTTGTGGAAGTGATGAAAATAATGTTCATATGCTTATTCGAGGAGATGGAGATATATACATTGGAAATAATGCGTTACCAAGCACTTCTATTGGAGGTGCAGGATTTCAAGTAGCTAGTAACAATCGTAATGTATTATACCTTGCAACTTCTACAAGTTCTAACACTTCACTTGCTGTTTTTATAAATAGCAATGGACAAGTTGGTGGCATTAAAACAAGTGGTAGTGCAACAGCTTTTAATACATCTTCAGATTATCGACTAAAAGAAAATGTTAATTATTCTTGGGATGCAACTACAAGACTTAAACAGCTTAAACCTGCAAGATTTAATTTTAAAAAAGATGCAGATACAACTGTAGATGGATTTTTAGCACATGAAGTTTCAAGTATTGTTCCAGAAGCTATTAGTGGTGAAAAAGATGAAACACAAAATGTAGGTACTGTTAAGAATAAAGATGGAAAAATACTTTATGAAAATGTTGAAGAATATAAAGCTGATAAAGATAAAGAACAAACTTGGACAAAAACAGGAACAGAAGACGTTTACCAACAAATAGACCAAAGTAAACTTGTACCATTGTTAGTTAAAACAATACAAGAATTAGAAGCTAGAGTTACAGCATTGGAGGAAGCGTAGATGCCATACATAGGAAAATCTCCAAGTTTTGGAGTACGAAATAGATTTGTATATGTTGCATCAAGTGGTGCTACATCCGTAAGTGGAGCAGATGCCAATGGAGCAACGCTAACATTTACAGATGGTGCATTTGTAGATGTGTATCTCAATGGTGTTCTACTAAAACCAACAACAGATTATAACACAACTACTGCTAACACAATATCAGGTCTATCAGCCTTGAACACAAGTGATGAAGTAACTGTGGTAGTGTATGATGTGTTTGCTGTAGCTGATACAGTTAGTGCTACAAGTGGTGGTACGTTTAGTGGGAATGTTACATTTAATGGTGACATATCTGTAGGTGATGACGTTAGTTTAGCATCAGATAGTGCAGTATTAAAGTTTGGTGCTGATAGTGAAGTAACACTAACTCATGTTCACAATACAGGGTTAAGTTTAAATGATAATCTAACTATAACAACAGCAGATAATGACCCACAACTTACTCTTACATCAACAGATACTGATGCATCAAATGGACCACGAATAAATATGCATAGAGATTCATCAAGTCCGGCTGATGATGATGTAATAGGTTTAATTTCTTTCCAAGGTGAAAATGATGCTAGTGAAGTTTTAGATTTAGCATTTATGTTTGCTCAAAATGCAGATGTTACTGATGGAACAGAAGATGGCAGATTAATATTTCAAACTTATTCAAATGGTGCTGCACTTCAAAGAATAAATATACAACCAACTGAAACAGTTTTTAATGAAGGTAGTGAAGATTTAGACTTTAGAGTTGAGTCAAATGGAGATGCTAATTGTTTATTTGTAGATGGTGGCAACGATGAAGTTGGAATAGGAACAAATACACCATCTAGTCATAGTTCGTCAAATGGTGCAAAACTTGTTGTAAATACATCTGGTGCAACTTTTTTCCAATTAAATGGAGGTAGTAGTTCATCATGTGGTATAGAGTTTACTGATGATGCAGCACAAGGTCAAATACATTATTTTCATGGTAATAATAGTTTAACTTTTACAGTAGCTGGAACACAACATTTTTCAATAGCATCTAATGGTGATTTAACAGCAACGGATACTTCTATTAGTTCTATATCTGATGAAAGATTAAAAAAAGATATTAACGATTATTCCTATGATTTAGAAACATTTAAAAAATTTAAACCAAAAACTTTTAATTGGAAAAATCCTGCACAACACGGAGATAAATCTGGAGTTAGAGGGTTTTTAGCACAAGATATACTTGCTGTAGATAATTACCTTGTAAGTCAAACTGACATAGAACCTAATACAGCCGTTTCAAATTTAGATGCAGAAGCTGATTTAATCCCAAAAGACAGCGATGGTAAAAGACTTTCATATACATCAAAACTAGATGGTAATGATGCTATGTATATATCTGTTATACAGCAGTTAATAACACGAATAGAAGCATTGGAGAGTAAATAATGAGCAGAGCAAGAACATTCGCAGATTTAGCTACAGCATCTGAAGCAGGTAGTTTAAGTAATCGTAATCTAGTTATCAATGGTGATATGGCTGTTGCACAAAGAGGAACAAGTACATCTAGTGTAACGTCATCTGGTTACTATGCGTGTGACAGATGGAAACTTCTTGATAATTCTGATGCCACGCTTACAATATCTCAAGCAACAGATTTACCATCAGGTCAAGGTTTTAATAATAGTTTTAAAATAGATGTAACAACTGCTGACTCAAGTGTAGGAGCAGCACAGTATGCAATAGTAAGACAAGGTTTTGAAGGTCAATTTTTACAAAGGTTACAAAAAGGTTTTTCAACAGCTAAATCAAGCACAGTTTCTTTTTGGGTAAAATCAGGATTAACAGGAACACATATATGTAGATTGTATGACCACGATAATTCAAGACAAATATCTAAATCATATACAGTAAATGCAGCAGATACTTGGGAACATAAAACAATTACCTTTGCAGGTGATACATCAACAGGTGACCCTTTAGATGATGATAATGCACAAAGCATGACACTAGATTTTTGGTTACTTGCAGGTTCTAATTATACAAGTGGGTCATTACAAACTACTTGGGCTGATGATACTGCTGCAAATTCTGCTGTAGGGCAAGTAAATGTTTTGGGTAATGCAAGTTATAATTGGTTGATAACAGGTGTTCAATGGGAACTAGGAGAAGTTGCTACACCTTTTAAGCATGAGAGTTTTGCAGATAATTTAGCTAGATGTCAAAGGTATTTTTATGCGTCTACTGAAATGGGAAGATTAAATGCACCAGATGGACTTGCAACAGACCACAGTGGTGCTTGTAATTTTCCAGTTACAATGAGGGCAGACCCAACTGCAACTGTTACAGCTATTGAAGCTGGGTCTGGTGATGCTTTAGGTGGTATAGCGTCTTCTGCTGTTACTAAAGATGTATTTTTTTATGTAAGAACTACTAATAGTGGCAGTTCTGCTAGAAGAGCAGTTGATATAGC